GAAGTTGAAGAGGCTCTCTACACTGACCTAACCCGAGGTGGTTATGCGAAGGACACCCGCGTGACCGCCTTTGAAGCAGACTTCTCCGGGGAAGGGGATCAGCCTGTTGCCTATGCAACAATGACCATTGAGGTTGATTACATGACCCTAGAGAATGACGTGGAGGCATCGGTATGATTGAGATGACCAATGGGAATGCGACCATCAAGGCGCATCCGAGTAAAGTAGAATCACTGATGAATAAGGGCTGGACTCTAGTCGAGCCCCATTCAGGACCGGCATTGCCGGATGACCCACCGGCAGAGCCGGAACTTGATGAGGCCGATGAGGCTCAGGAGGAAGAGTAATGGCTACGCATAAGGGTAGCGAAGGGGTTGTGAAGGTCGGCGCCAACACGGTCGCTGAAATTCGCAGCTATACCATCAGCGAGTCCGCAGACACGCTTGAGGACACCAGCATGGGTGATACGGCACGGACCTATAAGTCCAGCCTGACCACCTTCACTGGCTCCATCGACGCTCTGTGGGACGAGACTGATACCACCGGCCAAGGCGCTTTGACCATTGGCTCTGAGGTGACTTTTGCAGTGTATCCCGAAGGCGACACCTCTGGTGACACCTACTACTCGGGTACGGCAATCGTAACCGAGGTCTCCCGCACTGGTTCGTTTGACGGCCTTGTGGAAGCTTCTGTCAGCGTTCAAGGCACTGGCGCTCTCACTGAGTCCACGGTGTCCTAATGAGCGTATTGGAGAAGGCTAAGGAGCATTACAAAGCCAAGCTCTCTACTGAACCCCGGGAGCTGCGTATACCTGAGTGGGACACCACTGTGTATATTCGCCCGGGGATCAGTTTGCAGAGCCTGGGTGAGGTTATGGAACTGGCTAACAACGGCAAGTCCGCTGAAGCCATGGTCATGACTCTCATTCATCGGCTCATTGACGGCGAGGGGAAGCCTGTCTTCAAGAAGATTGAGAAGACGGAGATTCTTCGCTCCGTAGACCCTGAAATCCTCGCGAGGATTGTCAGTGAGATTAATCAGATTGATCCGACTGAGGACGACATCTCGGGAAACTAAAGGCCGACCGTGATCTGCAGTTTCAGTACGCTCTTGCTGAACATCTGCATAAAACGGTCGCTGAGATTCAGGAGATGGATATAAGAGAGTTTGTAGGGTGGGTTTCTTGGTTTCGTATGAAGGAAGAGAATCATGGCAGGAAGTGAACAGTTCCTTATACGAATACTGGCTCAAGACTCTACCCGAAGGGCTTTCCAGTCTGTTAATCGCGGATTAGGGGGTATCAGCAGTGCTGCTGCCTCCTTCCGCCTTGGAGGCGCTGCGGCCTTCGCTGGTGTTGCGGCTGCGGCTGTTATCCTCAATAAAGAGCTGCTCAATACGCAGTTGAAGTTCACTGCTATCCAAAAGACCCTAGACTTCGCCACTGGTGGCGTTACTGCTGGGGCAGAAGCATTCGCCTTCGCTACAGAACAATCCCGTCGATTAGGCCAAGACGTTACGGTGACGGCTCAGTCCTTCGCCCAGTTTGCTGCTGCTGCGAAAGGCACCTCCCTGGAAGGCAAGAAGGCAGAAGAGATCTTCACGGCTATCTCTGAAGCTGCTGCTGTACTCCAGCTAGATTCCTATAGCACAAGAGGCGCCCTACGCGCCCTGGAGCAGATGATCTCCAAGGGCAACGTCCAGGCTGAAGAACTTCGCCAGCAATTGGGTGAGCGCTTCCCTGGGGCCTTCAAGCTAGCAGCAGACGCTATGGAGGTCAGTACTCAGAAGCTGAATGACATGCTTGAGAACGGAGAGGTCCTTGCCGACGAACTTCTCCCTAAGCTGGCTAGAATTATCACTCAGCAGTACGGAGAAAGCCTTCCGTCTGCTATGAACAGTCTCAACGCTTCTGTTGGGCGTCTGAATACTGAATGGTCTCTATTCAAGAAGAATCTCGCGGAGAACATGCCTTACAAAGAGGCTCTAGATTTCTTGACGAGCCTTCTCCGCCTGTCGAATGACATGGTTGAGGCATCAAAGCAGCCACTTGATGTATCTGTTGGTGGGGCTGCTCTGACTGAGCTTGCTGCTCTTCGGAAAGAGCTGGATGGGCTTGTGGCCGATCTAGCTAAGGCTCAAGAAAAAGCTCAGAACCCAATGAAGATCACCCTGTTTGATCTATTTGGAGGAGATGAGGTCGGTCAGTTGATCATGCAGATCAACAAGCTTGATCACGAGATACGCGCTCTATCTAAGTCTGTTCAGGCGCGATACAAGGAGATTGGCGAAGAAGTTGGAGACATGGTCGGTCGGGTCTTTGAGAACGACAAGGAGCCGCTTGAAGACCTCACTGAACTGCTAGACGCCCTTGCCGGTAAGGCGAATGCAACAGCACTCGCCATGTCTGGAATGAATTTCGATGAGATCATTCCTAAGACCATCTCTTTGGAAGATCCGCTTCAGGGCCTAGAAGATCTGTTAAAGGATCTTGATAAGCGTCGTAAAGACGCTGTATCAATGGCGGAAGGTATCATCGCTCGCGGCCTGACTGAGGAGCAGGCTCTTCGCAAAGAGATTGAGGAGCTGAACAAGGCGTTTACGGATAAAGATATTGGACCTGATGCCTATTCCCAGGCATTGAGGGTCCTAGCCTCCGAACTAGCTAATCTCAACCCGAACATCAAGGAAGCCGAGGACCTCTTTGGCTCCCTGTCCAGCACGATTAGCGCGAACCTCAGCCCCAGCGAGAAGTATGCAGAAAATGTGCGCAAGTTCGTTGAAGAGGCGCTGCGCCTTCAAGAAATTGATCCAGAGGCCTTCAAAGAACTTGGCGGAATGGATGCAATCCAGAAGGCCGTTGCAGGCATGGCTGAAGGGTTCAAGGGCGGCAAAGAAGGGAAAGACGGGCCTTTTGAGAGCCTTATCGGCGAGATGGATATCGTCTTCAACCGCTGGGATGAAGGCCTAGATGGGATGGCTGATGCTTTCGCTCAGGCTATCCAGCAAATGGCTGTTGAGTTCCTCACGAGCCGCTTGGTCGATGCTCTTTCTGGCGGCTTCAGTGGAATGGGTAAAGGCGGTGAAGGGTTTAAGGCTGGCTTCTTAGGCGGTCTGTTCGGTGGCGGGAAAGCTGCTGGCGGCAGCATAATGGCTAACCGCGCCTATCTAGTGGGCGAGAAGGGCCCAGAATTGCTCTATGCGGGGCGTTCGGGAACCATCGTACCTAACCACCAGATGGGCGGCGGAGGGCTTAATTACGCCCCTGTAGTCAATATTTCGGGTGGCGCATCTGATCAGGATCGCGCCATCTTCTCTGCTGAGCTTCGCCGTCAGAAGGCTGAGATCGCGGATATGCTTGCTCGGAGGCGCTTCTAATGCCCTTGGGATTCCCTGCTATCGTTCCCTCTAGCTCTAGCTGGACGATTATCTCCAACCAGAGGCAGTTCATCTCTCCCTTGTCTGGAGCGATTCAGACTGCCCAACGTACTGGTAACCGCTGGCGGGCTACTCTGGAGTTCGCCAACCTCACGGGTGCTGATCGGGCTGTGATGCAGGCCTTTCTCTCGCAGTTGCAGGCTACGGCCAACAACTTCTATCTGGAAGACCATTCCTACACTCGTCGCGCTAATGGGGCAGGCACTCCCCGAGTTAATGGGGCTTCTCAAACCGGGAACCAGTTGGTTACGGATGGGTGGACCTCTGGAACCTATGCGTTCCTTAGGGGTGACCTCTTTGAGGTGAATGGGGAGCTGAAGATGGCTGTCTCTGACGCAACCATCTCTGCTGGCTCTGCTACTGTGGATTTCGTTCCTGAGCTTAGAGAGGCTCCGGCTAACGACGCCGTAATCACCATCTCAAACCCCAAGGGGATCTTTCGCCTGACCGCCCCTGAATCTAGCTGGTCGAACCAGCCTGGAGTATTCTCGACCTTCAGCATTGAAGCCATTGAGGATGTCATCGCATGAGCCGAGGGCTAAGTAGCGCAAACGCGACGGAGCTAGATAACGCGGTAATCCGTCCTGTGGTCTTCGCTGAGCTTCAGTTTGATTCCCCGACTGGCACCCTCTATGTGCATGACAACATCGGGCCAATCACGGCTAAGGATTGGGGAGGAACTTCACGTTCTTGGGATGGCCTAGGGGACTTCGGCAGCATCTCTAAGCTTGAAGAGGGACGGGATATCTCTCCCTACAAGATCGACCTAGTCCTTTCTGGTATTGATTCAACCATTGCGAATCAGGCTCTGAATGACGACTCTGTTCTTCGGGATGTCTATATCCTTATTGGATTCATAGGCTTAGATCGAGCCGTGGTGACTGACCCTCATCCCATGTGGGGCGGGAAAGTTGATGATATCCAGATGGCCGTTGGCTCAGAGTCTGTAATCAAGGTGACCTGTGAGTCTCATCTCGCTGCCTTTGAAAAGACTAATGGGCGCCTTCAGGCTGATGCGGATCAACAGGCTGAGCATTCCGGGGACCTCTTCTACCGCTACCTACCCCAGATGGTGGAAGCCAAGTTTAAGTGGGGTGGTCGGACTCAGAACTTCAGGACCGGGGCAAATACCAGCCCTGTCTTTGGCATTTCCAACGGGCTTCGCGGCGAAATCCCCTATCAAAGATGACCCGCGAGCAAGCCGTTAGAGAGGTTTGCCGCTCCCTGGGAGATAAGCCCTTCAAGTGGGGCGACATGGATTGCTGCCAGATCGCCCGCCATATCTACATTGCTGTTAACGGCAATGATCCCGCAACTCATCTACAATATGACTCTGAGGAATCAGCCTTAGGGATCATTTCTAGGCATGGCGGTTTAGCTGGACTGATGACCTCTATCCTTGGGCCATCTGTTGCAGTAGCAGAAACCCGGATTGCTGATATCTTAAGGCTTGATCTGCCGCACGTTGGCGAAATCATAGGGATTAGGGTTGGAGATGGAGCCCTAGTGCCAGTGTCTAGAGGCCTTCATAAAGCCGACCTCAGACACGCTATTGAAGGGTGGAGAATCTAATGGCTCAAGCAGTTGCAATGGCGGTAATAACGGCTAAGGGTCTCACTGGAGCGACTGCTTTTGCGATAACGGCTTCTGCCGCAGTAGTTGACCTAGCGATCACCTCCGCCTATCAACGAAAGAAGACTGCTGACGCTCAAAAGGATGCAGCTAGCGCCCCTAGAGATGTAACCATCCGAAGTGCGGTAGAACCTGCCCGAATCATCTACGGTAAGGCTAGGACTTCTGGCCCTGTCGTTTACACCAATACCCAACCAACCCCTGGGACAAGTGATAACAGTACTCTATGGACTGCTATCTCTCTTGCCAGCCATGAGTGCGAAAGCATTGAAGAAGTCTGGCTTGATGGTGATCAGATCCTTTGGTCTGGCTTGTCTGGGACTGGTGGCGTTCAATCTGGCAAGTACGGGCCCATTGGCTCTAATGAGGTCACCAACTTCTATGCCAAGCTTGGGACGGATTCTCAGACGGCTCTAGCAGAGCTGGTTAATGCATTCTCGGACTGGACCTCCAGTTATACAGGGAACAACGTCACCTACTTAGTGTCGGCCTTTGAACTAGGCACGGCTACGGGTGAAGGAGTGTGGTCTCAGGGTGCGCCCCAAAACATCCGCGCGGTTGTTAAGGGTAAGAAGGTCTATGACCCCCGTAAGGACTCCACCAATGGCGGCTCAGGAACACATCGTTTAGCTGACCCTACGACCTGGGAATGGTCAGATAACCCTGCTCTTTGCCTCGCTGACTACCTCTTTGATGATCGCCTCGGCTTAGGCTCTGAAGGGGTAACGTACAACGAGATTGATTGGGATATGGTGGCTGACGCTGCTGATATCTGTGACTCCGTTGTCAGTGTCCCTGGGGGCTCTGAGAAGCGCTTTACCTGTAACGGGGTCCTTTCCACTGGGACCACTTATGCAGACAACGTCCGCGCTCTAGCCTCTGCTATGAACGGGATGGTCACTTGGTCCGGTGGGAAGTATCGGATTCGCGCTTGCGCTTATGAAGCCCCGACCTACACGTTCACGGAAGACGATATCGTTGGTGATGTTCAGGTTCAGCCTGAGCTGACGCGGTCTCGGCGCTTTAACGCTATTCGCGGAACCTACATCGACCCTGAGTCTGACTACAATTCCGTAGAGTTCATCCCTGTGACGAACACTACCTATCAGAACGTCAGGGATAACGGTCAGCAGCTCTATACGAACATCTCTCTGCCCATGACGAACTCTGAGTACATGGCGCAGCGGATTGGATACAAGTCTCTCAATCTAAACAATCAGCAGCTTACGGCGGTAGTCCCGCTGAACTGGAAAGCGCTTAAGGTTGGTGTTGGAGACCGTATTCAGCTCAATGTCTCTGAGCTTGGGTGGTCGAACAAGATCTTCGTTGTGGAGAGCTGGTCGTTTGAGCCGGACAAAGGATTCGTCCTTTCTGTTAAGGAAGACTCCTCTTCCGCTTATAGCGACCCAGCGGCAGAGGATTACAGCACTCGCACTGCTGGTGGTCAGGTTGTCTTTGCTGATCAGCCTGTATCCGCTCCCTCTGGCATACAAGCGACCTCTGAGGAAGAAGCCATCCTAGTTGAGTGGGATGCGCCTCCGCGAGGTTCTGGCTATGACGAGGTGGTTGTTTACGCTTCTGCCGACTCTTCCTGGGCAAATGCAACTGAAATTGGTCGCACCCGCTCAACCTCGTTCCGTCATGAATTATCTAGAGGGACGACTCGTTACTACTGGGTTCGTTCTATTGATGTTGATGGTCAATTCTCTATTCGGGACCCTGACTCCGATACGTCAAGCATCACCGCTACGGCGGGGCAGATCGACTTCGCTAACCTCGGCGGAGCGACGAAGCCAGCGGACAACGCTACTAGGAACACCGGAGCCCTGGCTGACAAGGACACGGTGGCAGAG